GGTTTCTGGCAAGAGATACTGCCATGCGTCCCCACCTGTTCCGTAGTTCCGCATAATGTCGATGATTGGCCCACCGCCACCAAACTGAAGGGAGCCAGAACCGCCTGATTCGGTATACGGAAGACCCGCACCGGTCATATCTGCTAAAAACTCAGCGAAACCAGCACGATTTGGGTCGTAATTCTCAGCAATACGCTGAAACCCACTCCCCCACCCTGCATCGAGTGGAGTATTTTGCTCAAGAAAGCTGATGTTCTCTGGCGTGAGGTCATACATCCCCCCACCACCGCCACTACCGCGAGTCCTGTCTGGACTGTAAATCCCCTGAAGAGGGTAATCCTCCATCAGATGACCATAAAGTCCATGCCAGATATCACGTTCACCGGCTTCTCTACCGTGTTGAGCTTGATATTGCTCGCCTAATTCCTGAGTTATGCCACCAAAAGTCCTGTTTTTGTCTACGAACCCGTAGTCTTGTAAGGACCGTTGATCTATCCCGCTCTCTGGATTCAACCACTCATCGTATCCAGCCTGTCGTGGATCTAAACCTGGTTTATATCTTCTAGCACCACCACCAGTATCAGGTGTCTGAACCCCCCAAATATCACCAATGTCCTTGCCTTCAGCCAACACATTGTAATATCCGTGACCAATATCGGCATCAGAAGGCATTGGTGCCGTATTGCCAGCTTGATAAGCGCCAACAATGTCATCCCAAAAAGGAGAACCTTCGTCATATGTCCCTGGAGCTATACCCTGCCCCTCGTAATCATAATCAGCGATTACTTCGTCAAGATTGGTAAGGTAGTCTTGGTAGTCGTATTTTCCATTCGCCATAGCTATGCCTTAACTATATATACCGCTGGTGGAACCACCAGATTCTCCCTGATCGCCTGGATTTTCGCCTGAAGGATATTGGCCTTCATTCTGTCCCTGACTACCGCCGCCTCGACGCTTTCCAGTTCTCTTTCTCTCCAAGCTCAACTGTGCAGGAGTGGGATCGAACTGATTTGTTGCAAATGTCAGCATATTATTCGCATCTCGTGTGACACCAATCAATCCAAGCGCGTCTTCAATCTCCTGAAACCCTCCTCCGAGCATCGGTTGTGGAGGATTCTCTTGTGTCGCAGTCTTATAGACCGTATCACCGCTGACTTCCTGCCCGAATGGGGGGTTGTCTCCCCAATCAACGCCACTCCGACGCAATAACTCTGGACGACGTAACGCAGGGTCCATTCCCGTCAGACCCACATCAGCAAATAACGGTCCCTTTATCATTGGGGGTTGCTGCACAACTGCGCTTGGTAAGGACACATCTCTTGAAGCCCGTTGTGCGCCGACAGCGCCAACAGTACCAAGATCCCCCATCATTCGTTGGTAAAGTTCTGGAGCATAATAGGGAGTCCCTCGCAATGGCATCCCGACGATCTTGTCATCGTCACCACCACCGGCTAAATACCCCCCGACGCCTCTCGCGCCACCCATAACCCACGGAAACCACGCTGATTCTGTGCCACTCATACGTGTAACTCCTTGAGGAAGGCTTTTCGCTGGACTTCATTAAAGCCGAGCTTTTTCGCTAACGCCAACCCTCGTTTATTGTCGTAATCTACTGAAATCATAAAGTGCTTAATCCCTATTTGCACAGCATGATTTTCAGCAGCGTGAGCTGCTTGCAAACTATACCGACGCGAATCAGGTTCAATATAAATGTGCGGTTGCCCGAAATCACGACTTGGCGTGATATTCGTCAACCCTGTAAACCCAATCGTCTGGTCCCCGTGATCTATCATGTAAAACAAGGCCACATTGTTGTTCACCGCATTCAATAACGATGTAATCGCCATCGTGCAAGCCAGTTCATCTGGAACGACCTGCCCCATAAACGACTCGAACCCTTTTCGGTCTTTGGCATACCACTTTACAATCCGTGGTGGATCACCGACACCATAAGACCGAAGGAGAATATCTGACATTGCTCCGTTTACGAGTATACCTACTGAGATGTCTGGAAGCTAATCATTCCTCGAATGTCAACATTATTCGTAATACTGGACGGCCAGGAACTATGATCCGTCCGATAGCAATAGAGCTTATCGGTTCCCCCGGTGGTAATATAGCCTTCCGTATCGACCGACCCTTTGATAATGAGCGGTCCCGTAAACGTCGTGGCGGTGGCCTTCAACCCCTTCGGAATCTGTATCCTCAGTTCGTTCCCCATCCCTGAGCCGGTTGTCGTGTCTTCCAGAAAGAAGTTGATCGTCACGAACTGGCCGACCTTGATGTATTGCAAGAGTTTCTGATCTGCCGCCTCGACGGTCCATGTGCCTGAATTTGCTGTGAAATTCCCTGCTGCGAACGGTGCGCTGTGCCATCCTAGCTCCTGCTGAATCCGTTGCACCCTGCGACGGGTATCAATCGCATTGAAATACATGGCACGCATGGCCTGTTCCGTGACCACACCTGTTTCCTCACGAATACGGGCGAAATCTGGAACAGGGAAATCGAGCGGGATATTAGAACGTGCCATTATCGCTTATATCTCCGACGGATCTCATCGGCAGCTTTAGCCACCACTCCCGGCTTATCTGCCTCCTCTAACTCGATTTTTATCTGCTCCTCTAATGATCGACCAGCCTTCTCCGCTGCTTCTTTAAGAGCCTGATCCCTATAAACTCTCATCATTGTCTCAAAATCACGGATAAGGCCACCTGGCCCCTCGTAACTTTTAGGCCTATACCCAGTCCTTACAATCTTCTTTTCAATTACTTCTCGCAGTCTATCGCTAGCATCAGGCCCAGTATCGTAATCGTCGATATCTGATTTCATCGCCGTATCCAGTGCCTTATGATCCAGTTTCTCCAACATAGAACCAGGTTCAGGCCACACGCCAACTTCATCTCCACTACGGATGGATTCCTCTGAAATGCCTATTTCTCGTAATGCCTGTGGTATATCAACAGCGGTCTGGACAGGTTTCGTAAAAAATCCGCGACGGCTTAGATTTACTGGTTTATCGCTAAGTACAACATCCCTGAGAGTATTTGATGGAGCAGTCGATTGCGGTCGTCCAGAAAACATACCTCTGAGTCTGCGGAATACACCGGGGACACTTTTCCCTAACCTCAACAAATTAACAATCGTGCCTGGACCGAGAGGCATTCCAGCCTCATCCACTGGTTCAGAACTTAAAAGCTCTTGTATTTGTCTTTCTGTTAACCCCCTCCGCTGTGGAGGGCGAGAGATATTAAAACGATCAAAGTCCGTATCCGACATAAATCACCCCATCCCACCAAGCCAGAGTCCCATCGCTGTTCCACAAGCTGAACCAGATGCGTAGGCCATAACTGCAAGAATACCATCAACTTTACTGGCTGTCCTCGCATTAACCCACCAGACCACCGCAATACAAAACCCCACAAACGGAGCAGCCCAACTCCCCTGTGATAACTGAATGGTATTCAGGGAAATTAAGGCCACAATCAGGAACCCACGACAGAAAATATCAAAAAACTCCCTCATTCTCTATTACTCGTTGGTAGTTCTCCGTATAACCACTCGTAGGCTTCTGCCGCGCTTCGACCTTCTATCGCCATCTGACGAAGCTGGTCTTTTGCCGTCTTGTAATACACCGGTAGATCCATAATCTCTTCTTCGAGGTTTGCTAGTGCGCCTGGTTTTTGCCAGAGACTCCCACCATGTTCTTTCTGGCCTCGATGGTATTTTCCTGTCATCACACCTGAGAGCCATCCAAGAATGCTCGAAATATGCTCTTTTGGTGTAGCAATGCCGTTAAATGTCGGCATTCCTGGCTTTTCCGGTCTGTTTTCTGCGCTGGTATTCGTCATAGAACCATTGCACCTCTTCATCTGTAAGTGTTTTTCGCAACATACTCGTTGTTCTGCGTATCGAACGCTCAGATCGCTTCGGATATAAGCGATGCAGTAGCTCATGGATCACTGTATCTACAATATGGTTGTGAGGAGCAATCGTAATAGAGTCGTCCTCACACATACCATCTACATACTCGTAATCAGAGGACAAGTAGGCTTCGGTAATCGGTGCGGCTCCTAGCTCAACACAGAGACGCAACCACAAATTCTTATTTTTTGCGCCACGGCCCGTCTTCGACATCAAACCATCTCCATCCAACACTATTTAAGTCAGTAACCCCATTTTCCTGCTCAAACCAAATATAACCCCGTCGTTGTGGACGGCCACCAATCCGTGCGCCAGTCATATATCCCTGCGTCTTACACAAACACCCACATTCGACCAGTAATGAGTCAGATCGCCACGGAAACACCGCCATCGTATGCGTATGCCCCATCACCACGAGCCGAATAGCGTCTAGTCCTATCGCTGCTGAGTTATCCGCTGCCCATTCTTGAAAAAATCGCAGCGCACTTCCCGGCACACGGCTGTATTTTTCGGGATGAGCAAGGAGCGCATCGCCCTCCACCAAAAGCCAATCAATAGAGTGGCTGGTATTGGGAACCTCATGCTTTGCGACCTCGATATTGGGGAATTTCTTCGATAAGGCCGTAATAGGACATAGTGTTCCTCCTGTCATGGACGAAATAGCCTCAACCATATCAACGGTCAGGTGAGTAGCAATCGCTTTCCGCAATCTCGCATCATGGTTGCCGACAATGACCTTGACCTTCGGGAATGACTCAGAGAATGTCTGCATCAGAGCCGTGACTTCAGCCCATTCATGCGAATACGGAACATTCTCATACTTCGCAAACCGAGAGTGACTATAAGCATCCCCAATATCACCAATACAAATAGCAAGATCGACATGACCTGCCTCTTTTGCCAGCATTGCCGCCACCATCTCAGGGTCATGGAAAGGAATATGGAGGTCAGGGATGACGAGAATACGCTTCCTGTTTGAATTCTTCTTTCTCAGCTTGGCAGGACCGCGATAGCGATCCTTCATCATGCCAATAGTTTCCTGCCACTTCTTCCATGACTCCTCAAAAGTTCTGAGCGGTTGCCGAATAGTTTCTTGGGCGAGTTCTTTAAGGAGTTCGTTTTTTTGTCTTCGCAGGACGCGACTATTTTCTGTGTACGGCCCTCTACTCCGGTGGCACTTAGAACAGAGCGTCGAGTGCTTGGCGCACTTCTTCTTACAGTTTAAGCAATTCCACTGTTTCGCTGTAGATTTAATACCAATCCGTTTGTGATAACACTCCCCACAACGCTTGGCTTTTGGATGAATAAGTGGATTTTTCTTACATATAGGGCAAATTCGTTTTGACATAGGCTTGAGAGCGGGACATTACCATCACTGTAACCTCCGCGTGGCTCCTGGTAACAACTGATACCCTAGAGTCATCCCCTCAAGACTCCACGACCCATTTTGAGAATCGTCACTAATACGGATTCGACACCCGACATCCTGAATGTAATCGCCATTCGTGCCTTCAAGATTAATAATACTTTGCACAGAGTCCACCGGCAGCACGATATTACTTTCTGCGACCGTCTGTATCCCATTGCCGTCTGAGGTAATCAACTGCATGGACAACGGTTCAAGTGATTGACTTGCCCCACCTCTCGCCACAGCTTCATCGGACGCCGATCCACCCATCCATTCAATATTGAGCGTCACATCGGCATCTGCTTCAGCAATTACATCCAGCCAGCGATATCGCTTGATATACGCCATCTGAGCTTGAGGCGTGCGAGTACTCCAGCTATTGTCAGTGCCGTATATGACCTTCGTCATCCACCTGGATGGAATGTTTGAGCCATCAAAACTATCCCCGTTGAAAAATTGGTAGCAGAACCCGCCCTTGCTTGTCTGCGCTTCTCCAGTCAGGACAATTTGGGTATCTGTGCTGGTTTCAATCGTGGTAGATGCCGACATCGGCATATCAGGCCAGACATACCAGACACCCCACCGATAGTTCCAGACAACGGCTTTGTTGCATTCCGCATCTTCTCCAGAGGGTGTCGTTCCCGGCCAGAAATAGACCACATGCGCGTTTTCAATGTCGTGAACCGCGTGAACCTTTTTGTGTTGGGTATACAGAAAATCTTTAAGAGTTTCTTTCACTGGTGTGCTAATAACAATATCGTTGTTGCCGTCGAATAATCGAATGTCTCCGAGGGGAGTCATATAGGACAACATCACACGACTTGTGGATACCTGATTTCCGCTTGAATCCGTATAGACGGCTCCTGCCGGCACACGAATCACAGAACGATGCGAGACACACCCTGTCACCGCATTTGACTTCGTGCGGGTCCAGTCCATAATGTCTGAGACTATTTGACCAGTGCCAGTGACCGTCCAGATGGAACGCTCACAGAACACGACCAGCATACCCTCGAAATCCCCCACCAACCCTGTGACGACATCCCCGACGGTACTCTGGTCTGTGAAATCAAGGTAGTTATTCGCTCCCACCTGATCGGGTAAACCTGGATCTGACCATGCGACTCGTCGAGGATTGGTATTGGTTCGTCCCCACCAGAGGCGTTGTTTGTGTGGCTCACAGAAATAACTCCCGGTTGGTGGAGCATCGCCATGCTCCTGAAGTGACCGATTCTCTAAAATATCAAGGTCTGAGGCGTTGTCGGTATAAGCAAGTGTCGTTCGACCGTCAATATACGTGACAAAATAGAATGTCGCGCCTGTGCCAGTCGTCCGGTATAGCTCATATCCCGTAATATCAGTATCGGCATCAGCTAACCACGAAAGATTGGCCTGTTCATCCTGTAACTGGATAATGTTTGAGGTCGTAGACCCCGCTGACCGTGTTTCTGAGGCGTCAACACTCACAAGTTTCCAGCTATACCCGCCATTTAATTGACCCACAACTACCGGATCTGGAATGGCAGCAGTAGGAGTCGGGGACTTTGAGCCGGGACCAGCAGTGGACAGCGATGAGCCGTTCCACGACTGAGGGGCTACAACGCCATTCGTAAAGAACAATGTGTTATCGACTTGAGCAAAATCGGGGATAGACCCCACGGACCCACTCCCTAAGTCTTCAATAAACGTCCATGAATCACCATCATTGGTCGAATACCAGAGTTCATACTCGCTTGAAGCGGCTTCAAACACACCGAGAAGCTGGCGAGTAAATGTCGCACCAGTTTGTCGGTAGGCTCTCAGCGCACGCAACCGCGTGGCTGCACTCCCGGTATTGGTTGTGACCGCAGAACTATTCTGTTTGCTGTATCCGAGGATCTTCTTTGCCCGACCCAACTTATCAATCCAGAGATTCCGAGAACCGCTGGATGAATAGATCGCAGGGAGCGCCACAGAATGAATCCCCTCCTGTGTTCCCATGAAGACGCTGAAAACCTGAGTCTGTATTGGATAGGGCATTACATCGTCCCTACGTAGAATGCTTGACCATTAACCTCGCTTAATATGGTCGGCCCATGCCCTTCGTGAATTGTGACGCCATCGTCCAAAGAAATCACGCGAAATTTTTTGGGATGTGACTCATGGAGTGTGACTGAGCCACGAACTCCGTTCAGGCACATGACAAAATCATCACCACGAACGGCTGCAAATGAGCGTGACACGCCAGTATCCGTATCTTCCGTACTCCATTGCTGGTTCAACAGGGAGGGAAATGGATGTGGGCCACCACCCTCACCAACCCGCGTAGACTGCCAATTAGCGACATCAGGTGGCAAGAGAGGGATAACCTTCGATAAGACCTTCTGGAGTCGCTGAGAGGCCAAGTCTGAGCTGTACTCGCCGTTTTTGATGTGAACCCCAAAGACATCATGGTGTGTAGACATCCCACAACCCGCAATAAAGGCATTGAGCGGAGCCGCCGCAGCCACCGCGACTTCTCTTCCGCTAGAGCTTTTATCCCATCGTTGGTGTTCGTTATCGACCACAAATTCAGGGCATCCTTCAATCGGCCAGCGTCCATGCCACGGTTGCCGAACCCATCTCCATGCTCCTTCATGTGTAGATTGATAACGAGGGAAATGAATCGTTGTCGCTGAAGCCGATGAGCCGGTATAGAGATGCGTTAACCGCTCTTTCATGTCCTCCCATGTCTCAGCGGAAGTCGCAGATAAAGCAAATGGAACATCACAACGCTCCTGAAATGCCGCAGACGCCGACCGGACCTCATTATCCGACCAATCATTATGTGTATGGTTCCATTCATTCACACACTCAACGAGGCAGACCTTATCCCTATTCTCTTTCACGAGGTCGGCCCATCCTCGCGCCAATGATTCGGCATCCTTGATCATCTTACGCCTGGTAAACATCGTAATCTGAGAGCGCAGACCATATTCTGCAAGAGAGTCAATCGTCTGTTGCATGAGTGAGAAGTAGGACGGATCGACACTGTGTCCGTTGTAAGGATTGATACCTCCCGGCCAGTCATGTGCGCCAAACCACCGCACATACGTCATCCCACATCCACTCGCCCATTCCGCAAGGCGTTCCAGTTGACCGGGATTGTATTTGACCGCCCACGGGGACCAGAACGCACTGACACCTACGGCTGGAAATGAACCCTGATCGTCACGTAAAGCGTGTCGGTCAGTCCGTAAACTCCCCATAAAAGGGCGAGAGGAAACCACCTCTGGCTCAGGCTGAATAGCATCAAGGATCGACGACATCGACCCGAACCGATCCTGTTCGTGAATCGCTCGATACGTCGCTTGATTGATGACACCCTGGTCTGGTTTGCGCTTGACTTTTTTCAACCGCGACAAAATTGATTGTTCAAAGAGTTCAGGCGAATCAGCCAGCAGGAGAAACGCGCTATCCGTATGCGAATGCTGAATCCACCAGTCGTAGTCAGGCTTCTTCATGGAGACTCTGTTTCATGTTCTCGACCATCGAGTCATGGAGGCTCTGTTTTTCAGCGTCAGTCGGAGGTGAACCAGTCGTGACTTCAAACACGGCGTAGCTTGCAGCTAAGGATTCCTCAGTCACTCGATTCTCAGCGTCGAGGTCGATACTGATTTCCTCGTCAATGAATTCCTGTATCCATCCTTCAATCGTTTCTGTTGATGGGGGATCTCCCGGCCCTTCCCATGACCCTTCTCGTAACACCCCATCCATCCCCGGCCCGTCAACGACACACTTCGCACCGGGAACTTTCCAGACAATCACATTCAACGTGTTATGGAACAATTCATTTAAGTGAATCATACTTCTATCTCCAACAGCGTGATTGATCCCCGACCATTACTAAGCATGACGTAGGTGTTGGACGCATTGGCAGCATTCGCAAATTCAACCGTGTACGTCAACTCCGATGTCGTTGTCGGGTTATCAAAATACGTAAACGAAGAGGCACCGGCATAGTTTGTTGCCGATGACGCGGTATATGCCATGTTGTGTTCGATGTTTCCACCGCTCATCGTACTGGTTGCGCCACCTGAGATCGCTCGTCGAACGCGGATATTAACGCCAGTGGCTCCAGACTTGCCAACACCACCGATAGTCACGATCACCAGAACCTTGTTATTTGAGTCTGCCAACGTAATTTTGTCGAGGACATTTGTTGTGGCGAACGTCGATGAGGTCGATCCGACCTGCGCGGTGTAGTTGAAGCTCTGTACTTGGAGAACCTTTCCAGCACTAACTCCGGTGAGGTTGGCTCCGCTTAAATCTGCCAAGTACGTTGATGAGAGTTCAGGGATTTTCCCTGCCGCATTCACAATAGCGACGTTGCCGGTACCAGCCGTAATCCCGCCAGCCACATCAATGCTGGTTGCAGATGTATCTGTTGTGGCGAGCTTGCCTGACGTTAAGAGATCCGTGCTGTCGTTGTAGACCAGTCCTGCATCACCCCCAAAGTTCGTCCCGCCATCGTTGTATTGGACTTGGGTGTCTGATCCCGCAGCGGTCGTTGCTGCCGAGGCAGATGCCCATTGGAGGGTGCCATCGGTATTGTTGATAGACAGGAACTGGTTCACGGAACCAATCGCTGCTGGCAGCGTTAAGGTATAGGAGGAAGATACGGTGGCAGGAGCATCAAGTCCTACATATTGTCCACCGGACGCATCCTGTAAGCGCAAGTCACCTTCAGCCGTAATGTCAGCTTGACCAACTGTGACGGCTGTAAAGGTTGGACTGTCTCCGGTACCGACGCCGATACTGGTGCGTAATGTGGCTCCGCTCTCGGCTACAGGATCTCCCGACCCATCGCCAACAATCATCTCACTGTCAGCTAGGACCGCCATCGGAGTAATAGCTCCGGTGCCGCTCCCTAACAACACACCCCCATCGGTGAGGGTGCCAACACCTGTGCCTCCGTCAGCGACAGGAACATCGGTGCCTCCAGCACGGTAAATAATGTTGCCCTCGATGTTGACATCGCCAGAACTTGCTTTAGTGAGTGTCGTATCAGTCGCATGGCCGAGTTCAATACCTGTGAACTGAGGACTGTCCCCTGTCCCGACACCAACACTGGTTCTGAGGGTTGCGCCACTTTCAGCAACAGGATCACCAGATCCGTCACCGACAATCATTTGTCCGTCAGTAAGCACAGCCATCGCGGTGATTGCGCTAGTCCCGCTTCCGAGTAGCACACCGCCATCTGTGAGGGATGTTGCACCCGTTCCCCCTTTATTGACGGCAACCGCACTACTCAGATTCCCCGGATCAAGGTAATAAGTGCCTTCCTGATCATCGAGTTTGTCAGCGTTGAGGTTGTCAACTTTGGTCGTAGACGCAATCGTCAGAGGAGCTGTACCTGTGGAGACATCAGCCTCTAGGGTTTGGGCGCGGATTTCATACGCTCCAGCATCCCAATTCGCCGTCAGAGCCACGGTGCCATTCGCCTTCACAAACCCTGTGGCCTCGATCCCATCGAGCTTATCGGCATCCAGATTCGCCACCACTGCTGCACCAGAGTTCACCGCAAACGGCGCATTGGTGCTGCGACTAAAGGTATGTAATCCGGTAATCGTGTACGCGTTCTCTTCCGTCAGTAAGGTATTGTCGGAAAGATCAGCATCGGTATTCGTGACTTGAATATCAGCCATTTACGCCTCGATATAGACTAACGCGCCATCAACCGACTGTGACCCACCAAGTTCCATATTCAGTAGCGTGGCATCAGACGTTTCAAACCAGCCGACCGGATTAAACGGCAGGACAATCGTCTGTCCCGCAGTCGGTCCCATCTGTCCGGTGAGAGCGGTCCCGCCAGCACCATCCTCAAATCGAATAGTGACGGCTGTACCAGTCATGGTGAAGAATGCGGCCAAGACACGAATCTTCTTTCCCGTGACTGCCGCAACAAGGGTATTGTCACCACTACTCGCCGCGTCAATCTTGGCGCGTTTAATGAGTTGTGTATCTCTGATATCCTGAAAATCTTCCTGAATGAACGCCATCAGGCACTCCTATTCTGTATGTGTATACCGATAATCGTAACCAGGCGCACGATCCCGATTAAACCGTGCCAGTGTTTGTATCACCGGACCAAAAATCTGATTCCCTAAGTCAATCACCGGACCCGCCTCGTCATCTTTTCCAACACGCAGCATCCGAACAGCAAACTGGGCAATCGGCAGCATCACAATATCTGGATACGAAAATGTCCCACTTGCCGTAATATCATCAGCGGCCTTCATCCCGTAATACCGCACTGTATGTGTCGCATCAGGAAGCGGATCCCAATAGATGTGACTTCCATTTGTCCAGTATCGCACAGGACGACCCGTCGTCGTGGCATTGAATTGCACTGACGGATAGAACGTACGCGAAGTGTAGTGATCTCCGGTATATCCCACACGCTCTAAGTCCCACGAAGGACGACTTGTCGTCGGATCAATAAACTGCAAGCGATCCAGGCGGATCAATCCTGTAGGAAAAGCTGTCGATTCCGTGCTGGCCGATGTCGTGAGAGTGCCGATACTCGAAGCCATGACATTCGTCTGTAATGCCATCATGGACTCAAAGTGGTCTTGGGCTGAATTTAAGGCACGAAGACCGAGCGTGACACCCGTTTCACCTGACTGAAGCTGAAGACCACGATCCATCACTTCCATCGTGTCCAACAGCGATTGGCCTGTAGCCATAAGACTT